TCTTTTATTACCATTGACATTTAAAATTAATCTGTTTAATGTTGGTTTATATTTTCCTTTACCAACTAATTTTGGGTATTCTTTCACAGCGTAATTTGTAGCAAAGGCTATTAATAATTAGGCTTGCCCCTCAGTAATAGAAGAACATACAATTTGCGAAAGTGGATGACTATTATAATGAGTCTTCATCCATTCAACAGATTTAATTGCAAATAAGTGAGTAGCTCCAATACGACGCCCTTTACCCAGCAATATATGATGAGTCTCGTCTTCTATTATTTCCTTTTGCCAATCATCAAGAATGATCATGTTTTAGTAAAAGAATTAAAATAAGAATTATCAATAATAAATCAGTCATTAAATCCAATCTCCAAAAGTTTATTTTTACAATAATTATACTGCCAGCCTCTAAACTTTTCCAACCAAGCAAAGAAAGCTAAAGGATTATTGTGGGCTGAAATAATTCTACTAAACATGTGATGCTTAGGACAGAGAGTTAAACCATTATCAATATCATATTTGAAATCGTGATTCTCTCGAGGGATAATATGATGAGCGTTAGGACGGAACTGAGAGCCACAAATTACACAAGCCCACCCATCCCTAGTCTTTACAGAATTAGCCCATGCTGTGTCCTCTTTGGTTAATTTAAGACGTGCCATACAAAGAAAGAGAGAGAACAGACTTTATAAAATTATAGGAAAGTCTGGGGGGTTAAGCCAGCCTACGTAGTGGTATTTTTGAGGGTCGCACTTTTTTTTATGCTCCAACCACCACCACGAGCTCCATAAGAAACCGAAGTTTCTCATGGAAGACAGACTCGCGCGCGCCCGTACGTCCCCCGAGTTATTCGGTTAAACGAATAGCTCCATAAGAAATGAGAATATAGACCTAAGCTTCCGATGGAGATATTGAGCTATTTAACACGTAAATAAGGGGTTTCCATAGGAAATTGGAATATAGACCTACGCTTCCTATGGAGATACAACATAGACCTCTTTTGTTACGCTCCATAAGAAATCGCAATTTCTCATGGAAGACAACGACCGCCCGACCCGACCGACGCCGTACCCACGAGCAGACTTAAGTGTATACTGAATGTAGAAATCTTAGATTTCTAAAGAGAAGTAACTACTTAAAGGTGTCTGCGAGTGGCTGCAAGGGTTTCTAATCAATCTTAAGTGTCTGGCGATGCTAGCATTCCACTTTTATTAGACCCTCAACCGACACAGGAAACGCAATTTAAGAGTTTTGTTTCCTATGGAACCTATGGAACTTTATTATCTAACTGTGCACTAAGGTACCTAAGTTAACAGTATGTTTATTAATGAGTCCAACTTTATTAATTCATGAAAACTAAATTCTTGTATTCCAATGACGAGCCAATAAATGACAAGTGTAATGCGATGTTGGTAAATGATACAAGATTTGATTTAATTAGGTTAGAGATTTAGTATTAAAGTAAAGAACATAAATAAAGAGACTCATTAAAAACCTCTCTTTGTGCTTTTCTACTATGTTAATCTTAAGCACATGTTAGGGTGTGCTCTCTCTCTATTCCAGTCAATGCTAAGGTTGAGAAATATGAGAAAGAGGGCGAAATCGTCTTTAAATGTAGTCAAATGATGCTCTGGCATAGACGAGGGTATACTACAAAAGGGGTTATTACCGACGAGCTCCGAATTTTTCTAGGTGCTATTATTTTTGAGATAAGAGAGCAACCACAAAGTATTTAAAGAGAGAGAGAGTAAGAGTATTATGACATCACATGAAGATATTAGAAAAGATAGAATTAATAAATTAGTATCAACTCTTAATGGGTGTAAGGATCCACAGATTGATAAATTAATTTCTATATCTTGTATTGAGTGGGGAACAACTCCAAAGACTGTTAAATCTTATATTAAATTAATTGAGGATGCTGGACTATGGGCGAGGAAGTAACACAAACAGAATTGCCAGCCGCACCAGTTCAGCCAGTAACTAAAGAGCCAACACCAGTTGAACAGCCAAGCTTATTAGAGAGAGCCGAAAAGGTTAGAGATGCAACAATTGAGGCAGAGCAAAGAATTGATACAAAGATTAGTGCCTTTGAAAAGAAAATGGCTGAGTCAATTTTATCTGGTAGGTCTGAATTAATCCCAACTAAAAACCAAGAAGAAAAAGACGCAGAGAGTGCAGCCGCAACAGTTTCTAAATTCTTCGATTAAGATGCACTTATATTTTATACCTAGAGGCATTAGACAACAAATAGAAATATTTGAAAAGTTCATGCAAACTCAAATGTTCACATGGGAGAGGACTAATTTAATTACTAATGAAAAGGAAATTTCAATGGTGCAAGGAGCTTATAGAGATGCTGGACCATTTAAGGAATATGTGTTTCCAGAAGAATGTTTGTTTGAAGTTTTAGAAATGTTAGGAATTAATCCTAAAAAAGATTATGCAATTTCTGGATTAAAGATGTCTTTTTTAAGAAAGATTGTAGGAGCTAAGAAAATACCAGGGGATATAAAACAGCCAAAGAATACATCTTTCATGGGATTAATACAAGAGGACAGCGACGGTAAAGTTAAAGTAAGTCCTTATAGGTATATTGAGAGGCAAGGCGTTTCTATTCATGCAATAGGAATTAAGAAAGATGATTTTAGAGACTTTGATTTTGGAGATAATAAAAAATATTATCAAGAGGCTTTATGATATTAACAGATAAGTTATTAATATATTTGTGTTTTGTCTCATTTTGTGGGTTGATGTTGAAAGTTAGGCAATTAAGGGTTGAGGGAAAAATTTAAATAGTCTGGTTTTCTAGTTTCTTTATGGTTGTTACAAAAATTGAACTCTTCGGCGATAATTCTGCTGGACAAGTAATGGGATTTACTGTTGCTTCTGGAACAGCTATTCCAAAAGGCTCTGCAATGGTTTTATCTGCTAGTCCACGAACTGCAACGATTCATGCTTCTATTGGACAAAAATTCGTAGGTGTGGCAACTGCTGAGAAAGATGCTCTTGACTCTTCAACTAGACTTGGAGTTTGGACTAATGGAGTTTTTAATTTTGCAACAAGTGGAGCTGTAGCTGACGGAGATATTGTTTGTTTATCCGCAACAGTTAATGCAGTTTACACAAATAACGCTGAGACTGATATTACAAAAATAGTTGGTATGGCTTTTGGAGATTATACTGGCGGACATGTAGATGTGAGGGTTTTAAAATAAATGGTATTTGATAAAAGCGGCGAAGTAGATGTTAGAGCATCAATTATTGACACAACTTTAAAGGGATTTGCTAAGCGAATGTATAAAGTAAAGAATACTGTAATGGTTTCTTCAACTGGTGCATGGACTAATAATTTTTTTAGAGCTAGCCCAGATACAATGACGGCTGGTTTAAATCGAGATGTAAAAGGTATGGCTCGAGGCGAGGCTTTCCCGCAAGCATCAACATCTTTTGAAAAGGTTAGAGCTGATATTGAGAAATATGGTTTAGAAGAGTCTATTCAATGGGAAGATATAATCGCTGGCGAAGTAGCTATTAGAGACCAAACTTTAATGAGAATTGCTGAGGGGATTGTTTACTCAGAGGACAGAAGTATTTATTCAGGGTTATCTACTGATGCCGACATTCAAACTTTTACAATTGATGCTGGCTATGAATGGGACACAGCAAGTAGTGCTTTAATGGATGATTTAGAAAGAGCTGAGGAAATGATTGGAACTTATCATTATCCAACTGACAGGATTACAGTCTTAATTAATTTACGAGATAAAAGAAGTATTATGAAATTTTTATTCGATAAGGGTGCACAGATTCCAAGCATCACAGATAGCAAAGTTAAAGCTGGTGTTATTGGTATTTTAGGAAATAAAACTTTTATTGTTTCTGATGTTGTAGATGCAAGTCAAGCTCTTGTTCAAGTTCCAATGAGACAAACCTATAAACAGTTAGTGCCTCTAACAACTGATACAAAGATTGAGCCATTAAAAGACGTAAGAATTAGGCCGCAGCTTACGGAGTTTTACAAGTTTCTGATCCAAAATGTATTGTTAAGATTCTCGGAACAAAAGCATAAGTTTTTTATAGTTACTATTTTTATATAATGTATGGCTGATACAAAAATATCTGATTTAAACGAACAGACTATACCAGACACTACTGACTTATTTGTTTTGGCAACAGTTGGCGGCTCTGCTGAAACTAAGAAAATTACTTATTCAAATATTGAAAATAACATTTCTATACCAGCGTCTCAAGTTTCTGATTTTGATACAGAGGTTGGTAATAATACAGCCGTCACAACTAACACAGCAAAGACTGGTATAACTCCAACTCAAGCCTCAAACATTACAACTAACACAGCAAAGACTGGAATTACGACAACACAAGCTTCAGCGATTACAGCCAACACTTCTAAAGTTTCTTATAATTCTACAGCCTCAACTAAACTCGGAACAATAGAAGAAAGCGCCGACGTTACAGATGCAACAAATGTCGTAAGTTCTTTAAGTGCTGCAACTCTTTCAGGAGCATTAACAGCAGCAGACCATGGAACAGCAGCAACTGATCAAGTGGTTAATGTTTGTTATGGAACAGGTAGCCCACCAACAGCAAATACTACTACAATAGGAAGCTTGTTTATCAAGTATACAGCATAATGGCTTTAGCATTAGGCACTAATTCGGGATTTGTAACTTCTGCTCCAACAACAGACCCAAGTGGACAAATTAATGAGGAACACGATGGATATGCAACAGTAGCAAAAGATACTTCTCCAGCTGGATATACTAAAGTAACAGAATTGGGTATGTGGATAGACAACGCAACTCAGGCAGCAGATATATGTCTTGGAATTTATGAACATGATAGTGGAAACGATTGTGCGGGCGATTTATTAGCAAGTTATACTTTTGCAAAAGGGACGAGTTCGGGTTGGAAAACAGTCAGCACAGATATAACTATAACGGCTTCGACTGTTTACTGGATTGGAGCACAACTAGACGCAACGGCGACGGCAACAAAAAAAGACATAACTTTTGCATCGGGGAATGACTATAAAAGTTTATCCAGTCAAACAACATTAACGGACCCGTGGGGAAGTACGAGCACAAGTTCTGGAGTTATTTTTGGCTGGTATGCTTTAGTTTCGAGCGCAGCATCAGGCACAAATTGCAAAATTAACATAGGCGACGACATGAAAGATGTTTCAGAGGTGTGGGTTAATATTGGCGACACCTTTAAGAAAGCAACAGCAATACAGCAAAACATAGGCGATTCATGGAAAGATGTTTTTTAGATAATTTTAAATAGTTCGATTTCATAATAATTTTAGCTTTGAGGATTCAGTTTCCAAAAGGCTAGAGCGCGACTGGGGGATGCTGGAGTCCCCCATTTATATTCAATGGTAAGCTATTTATTAATGGAGTCTGGAGATTTTCTCCTTTTGGAAAGTGGGTTTAAAATTTTACTAGAAACGTCTGTTCCGCCAGTTCCAGTTGTAGTTACTACAGTTAAAAGAACGGCTGCTTGGTTTGGGATTCCAGCCATGAGACAACAAATTTTACAGCCTAAAAAGAAAGTATTTTTAAACGAGGTTATCTCTTCTTTACGTAATGGTTAATAAAAAATTAAAAGAACAAGCAACTTTGGAAGCTGTCAAACTAGCAGAGATTTATAAGGCTGGGTTTATAGACGGTTATGCTATTAACAGCGACGGTAAAGTTTCTTGGAAAAGAATTTATAAAAGATGTGGTAAAGCATTTAATAAAAGATTTCTAGCATAGAGAGAGAGAGAGAAAGGTTTATATAGTAGTTATTCCTCATTATAATATGATAGACGAACTACTAGAACAAACTCAAAACGACGAAAACCGAGGGCTATTGCCTAAGGGATATACGGAGTGGATGAGGAAACAATTAGAAGGGGGTAAGAAGTAAATGGTTAAAGCAGATTTTAGCAGCTCTTTTTTATGTGCAGATAATTGTCCAGATGATACTGTTGTCGTGATTGTTGGAAAGCCAACTATCGAAGAGAAAGACGGAACGTTTGGAAAGTATAACGAAACAAATATTCCAGTCGAATTTTTAGAGAAAGCCAAAACATATAGTCCCTCAAAAACTAGTGGTAACAAAATGGTTACAGCTTGGGGCGATGAAATGGATTTATGGGTTGGGAAAAAATTCACAGTCAAGCACGTTTTAACAAAAGTAAAAGGCGAGACTAAGACAGTTATCGAGGCTTATCCAGTTAATGCTCCTTTGGGTAATTAATGGATGGGCTCAAAAAAGGATTTAAAAAAATTCGAGAACTATCGCAACGATTATTGCCAAGCAAGACATTCATCGAGAAAGTCAAACTTGGGAAAGGAGTCACAACGTTTTATTAAAAAAATTTAAATTAAGGCTGCACTTAGCAGTCATCATACTCATGTGGGTGGAGTCCGCAGCATAGCTGTCATTAAAGGCTTTGAAGCCCGCATGTTCATACTCATCTTTCCAACGATGAGAACACTCAACCGCTCAAACTTATACAAGTAAGAATGTTGAGAGCACACGAGAGTTCCTAGTCTTTCTAGAAAGATTGGGGCTGACCTCTTGTAATACCAGGTTTGAATCCTGCCGTGTGCTTCGTTCCGACTAAGGAACTGCCTTAATATGTGGTAGGCACCATTGACGCAGACAAAGCGCTGAGATGTGGGTGAACTTCGAATGTCGTAAAGGCAAGGTGTAGGCCCACATCTTTTATACTCACAATGGAAAAACTAACAATAGAGATGTGCAACAAGTATAAGTCTTGTGAGAATTGTCCTTATAGAGACGGATCTTGTTCTAATATGTTTCGAGAGGGGCTTTATTTTGATGTGGATTTTATGGGGACTGAGGAAATTATAGAATGAAAAAAGAATTAATTAAAAGATATCTTGAAAAAAGAATTAATACGAATAAAATATTAAAAGAAAGCGTGACGGGTAAAAATAGCGTTAATAAATATAATAATATAATTACTGAATTAAAGAATATTTTAGATTTGTTTAACTAGAAGGTCTATAAGATTCTGTCATGTCTACGGGTTTAATATATCCCTCTTCTTCTAAAGTTCTTAATTCTGCTTGAATTTCTTGGGGGCTTAATTCTGGGAATTGTCCCTCTAATGCAAAAGCCCTAATATCTCTAACTCCCTCTTCGACTGTTGCGAGTTGGTCGTAAATATCTGCGTTAATATCAATAATTTTACCGTCAAACGCTAGAGATGCCTCTGCGATAGTCCCAGCTTTAATGTCACTTTCTAGCTGTAGAATTTGCTGTTTGATGCTAGATAATTGCTGTAAACCCTTCCTATAGTCCCCAGCAGAGCTTGTTGAGTCTCCAACTATTGTTGATGTTATTTGTCCCAAAGTATTCAATGCTTGGCTCTGGTCTTCTACTTTTCTTAAGACTGTTGCGTTTGGGATTTTAGTAATTCCAAATAATCCAAGAGCTATTGTTCCAAATCCTTTTAAGGCAGATAAAGGAGATTTTAATAATGATGTGACTTTTGCAGCATTCCCAGCTTTGACAACTTTAATTGGGTTTGCTATTTTATTACCACCAACTGTCCATGCTGGCAAAGTTGTTTCAGCTCCTAAAGCAGAGCCACCAATTACTGAGCCTAATAAACCTTTTTGTAAAGTTTGAATTGCTGCTGGTTGATCTGACATCAAAGAAGAGCCACCCGATAAAGATTGAGGGTCTTGTTGAGGAACAGCTCCTAAAGCTTGAGCTTGTGCAAACATCTCTTCTTGGGTTGGTTGAACGAAAGGTTTTGTTTGTTCTGGAACTTGCAAAGGTTGTTGCTCAACTTGTGCTGGCTCTTCAAAAAGCCCAGACTCTTTAATTTTCTCGGCTGTAGTTTGAACTGGCTTGGGCGTTAATTGCTTTTTTTTATCAGCCTCATAAACTTCTTTAGAAACACGCTCGCCGCCTACGTTATATCTTGTTGGATAAACTCGAGTTCTTTTCCTCTTCTCTTCTCTCTTTTTTAATTCTTCTACTGTCGCCATTTAAAATATTAAATAAGTGTGTGCCCTCTTATCATTAGGTTTAATTTTTAATACTCTCATCGCCTCAACAAATAAATACATTCCGCCAGCGATTGCCGCAGTTGATAAATTCCCTAAACATAAACCAGAGGTTACAGCAGCAGAGAAGAAAGTAAAACCAGCAACAGCAAAACCCCTTTCAATTACAGAAAGCCACATTTTTAAACTCATTTCCCAACACCAGCCTTTAAATCGTTTGGTTGAATTTCCATGCCTTGTTGAGCATCTTTTGCTTGATCATTCTTTAAATTTTCTAATAATGAAACTGGACTAATTAAATCAATCTTAATTGCTAGCTGATTCCAAATTGCTTTTTCTATATATCTTTGTTCATACTCCCAAACTTGCTCATGTCCAGTATATTCTATTTTACCACCAGACTCAGTTGAACCACTAGAGCCAAACAAAATTAAAGGCATTCCTAATTGCCTATAAAATCTATTTCTCACTTCTGTTCTCCACTCCATTAAAATACTGCTCGGGTTGACTTGGACAACTTCCCAACTTAAAACATTTTCATCATCTGGAACAAATAAATCATCTCCCTTTTTTCTTAATCTTCTAACTTTCTCAACAAACTCATCAATAATTTTATCGTCGTCAGTCTTCATTTTGAATATAATAAACGGCTTTGCTTGGAAACTTATAATTTTTTGTAGCTCTTCAAAGCTCTGATCATCAGCTAAAATTGTTTTTTCCATTCCCTCAATATCGCTTATACCGTGGATTTGATTTCCTAGTCTATTATTTGTTAAATGTAAAATGTCTTTTGGGTCAAAAGTAACTGGTTTAGTTTTTTTAGGATTTACTAATTCATAACGCTTAATTCTTCCGCCGCCATTAACAACAATTTTAACGTCTGTTGGATTAAGAACTTTAAGATTTATTAATCTCCCAGTTTTCTTATCTCTAATAATCTCAGCAAAAGCATCTCCGAAAATATATCTACAAGTGCAAAGATTAAATAAGATGTCATCAAAACACTCTTTGCCCCAACCACTTATGGAGTCCAGTATTTTCTCATCTCTAGTATTTTCAACTGTCTACCCTTTACCAACATTCCAAATTGCTTTCATTAAAATAGCACTCTTTAAATCTCCTACTTGATTAAAATAACCCCAGTATTCAGAGGCTCTCGAAATTGTATATTCGGTTTCTTTACCGTCGCTGACTCCGTCCATATTCATACTAGAAATTGTATGAGTATCTTCTGCGGCATTATTACTTGCTACTGCTTTACTTATATCTAATTCCATTTTATAATTTTAATTCGAAAGGGATGTAAAAATTTAATTTTGTTGTGGTTGTTGGGTCGTCTGTTGAGGGCACGATATTTTGAGTTGTAGCATTAGAGCCGTCTCTATTCATTGGGTCAGTTCCAATTAAAAACTCTGTTTTATTTGAGGCATCTGATTCTAATCTACACCAGCCCTCTACAGTTATCCTTAAAATATCGCCTGCTTTGTAATGAGTTCTTGGAACTTCCATTTCTATGGCTTGTATCATTCTATCTTGTAAAGAACCGCTAACATGGCTAGAGACTGTTGTTGTTACTGAGGCGATTTCTGTTTCTGTTGTTCCGTCATACTTTCTTAATTTAATAATATAATAATCTTGGACGTTTCCATTAACTGCCCCTGCTCTTATTCCAGTCCCGCAAACATTAATTAACATTGTCCCTTTTACATTTTGAGGTAAATTTAGATCTAAATCAAAATCTTTATCTATACTTTTGCCCCAAGATGTCCCAGTTATCTTTGAGCCTTTAGTTTGAACAACTGTACTATATAATGGGTTTGTGGTCAATCTTCCGCCCTCGCTTGTTATAATCCCATAATAATTAATAATCCCAGTTCCCTCAGCTACATCTATATAATTATAACTAGCAATAAGCTGCTCTGCTGGTTGTGGGTAAGGACCTTCAAAAGCCATTTAAGTTTGTATAGTCCTTATTTTATTTCTATCTAAACTTTCCAGTTCTTTCAATCTCTTTTGGTGTTCAGTCTCGTTAACATTAAGCATAGTAATAGCTGCAGCCCTCGAAATATAACCGCTCATATCTTGCATTATAATTTGCTTAGCTGCATGAGATGCAACACAGCTTTTAACAGCCTCTTTAACATAAGCGTTTGTTGTAGAGACTCCGTTAATATAATCAATCCTAGTCGCAGCAATTAAAACTCCCTCGGCAGTCTCAATATATCTGTCAATGATTGCAGAGCTAGCCATTATTACAGAGTTCGCGTTTACTCCACATCTATCCAGAACATCTTGGGTTGTGCATAAAGTTACCATTTTATATGTTAATTAGCGGCAATACAGCTTTAAAGATTTTTCCCTTTTAGATAATTCAGCCGCTCGAATCACTCCCTCGACAATATGGTTAAATCTTCCGCTTATTTTTACTTTTGTTAAGCCATGACTATCTGTGATGTAATCCCATTGAACAGAACGGAACGAGGCTTTTACTTCATCATTATTAAATAATTGGATCTCTCCCTCTTCTCCCATAGCTCTTAAATTGTCGTGCATGTCTTCATTAAATAACCTTTGTTTGCCCTCTTCTTGATTAATCGAAATGGCTCTATTATTCATGGCAATAACCTTTGTCCTCATGCCTGTTTTTTGTTGTAAATGGTCGTAAATTGAAACTCCAAGAGTTCCAGAGCCAGCATCAATTCCCGACTTCTTACAGTTCCATTTATGAGTGTATTCTTCAACTAAATCCTCATTGTCAGTTGTCAAAAGCATTTTTCTAGCATAATGGTCTACTTGTTTCGTCATCCCGTCTCTATTTCTCCTTAATATTTCGGCTGTGAATTGATCTCCACCCATACGCGCCAAATCGAAACCACCGAAACAAACTCCGACTTCTTTATTTTCTTCATGCTCATCTAAGCAGCACACTTTTTCAATCCAAGCATCATTGTAAAACTGGTTTCGGTCTAATGATGCAACCCCCAAATATTCTTGAGCATAAACTTTCGCTGACATGTCTTCTTTCTCTTCTGCCAAGTGTTCCCTCAATCCGTCTTGCTGTTCTTGGGTCCAACCTTTGCTTATTGGTCTTTCCTTTAAAATTTGCTCCGTGTTTTTCTCCCAAACCTTAAATCTTGCCTTTGGATCTTGTTTTATTATGGCTTTTTCATAATTACGCCAGAAATAACCCTCACGTCCGTTAAATGTTCCCCACATCCAAATACGTCCGCCTGTTGTTGCTAAAATTGGTTTAGCAGCATCAAAAAACAAATCTGGCTGAAAAGGAGCCTCATCAACCATTAAAATTTGACCCTCAAACCCTCGAGCACTTTTCCCCGTGTCTCCAACTGGTTTTGCGATTAATATTCTTTTATTACCATTGACATTTAAAATTAATCTGTTTAATGTTGGTTTATATTTTCCTTTACCAACTAATTTTGGGTATTCTTTCACGGCGTAGTTTGTAGCAAAGGCTATTAATAATTGGGCTTGCCCCTCAGTAATAGAAGAACATACAATCTGAGAAAGTGGATGATTGTTGTGGTGTTTCTTTAACCACTCTACAGCTTTAATTGCAAATAAATGAGTCGCTCCAATACGTCGCCCTTTACCCAATAATATATGATGAGTCTCATCTGCAATTATTTCTTTTTGCCAATCATCAAGAATGATCATGTTTTAGTAAAAGAATTAAAATAAAAATATTCAAAAATAATTCAGTAATTAAATCAAATTTCAAAA